TCAGTTGTAGTGTTTATTGTACCTGTGTTAGCAGAAGCACCTTTTTCAGCAACAGTGTAAATAGTTCTCACTACTTCTCTGTTAATCTCAGCAAGAATTTCAGCAGATAGAATGTTTGCTAATTCTGTTTCTGCGTCTAAACCGTGGATCGCTTTAAGGTCTTGTGCTAATTCCATAGTGTACTCAGCTTTTAGCGCTCTGCTTCTTGCTGTAACAGTTGATTTCTCAATTGAGAAAGCCATTTCAGCGAAAGAGTTAGAAGATGAATCTCCTAATGCTTCAGCAGATGCTGTTGCCATACCAGTACCAGTTGTGTAAGTACCAGCAGGTGAGTCGTTAAGAACACTTGGGTTAGTTCCTGATTGAGCAGATGAACCTGCACCACCAACACCTGGTAATGTTGAATCACCAGCTGCGTTACGTGATGAGAAATCACTGTCTGCTTCGTTGAATAATGCCTCTGTACCGTTTTGAGAAGCGTATTTTGCTCTCATAGCAAAGATTAGTCCAGTTGGACCAGTCATTGGTTGTACACCGGCAATGTCGTATGCGATTAGATTTGGCATTGCTCTTCTAACTAACGAAATTAGGATTGGATCCCAATTCTGTACGTAAGAAGCGTCTGTGCTGTTTTGTGGAGCAGCTTCAGACATAAATGCTCTATCTTCTCTTATAGCTTTTTCTTGGTTTTCCAAGATCACAGCAGTTACCGCCTTTTTATAACTATCCGTTACTTCTGGGAGTTCTGGATGTTCAAGTACGGGCTGCCATTTTTTAACTAGTTGTTCAGATAAGTACATATCTTTATTATCTCCCTTATTTGTTCGACAACTTAATGTCTTTAGTTTTAGATACTGCAGCTACATAAGCGCTCATTGAACTTGATAAATTCAAATCCTCTGTTTCGCCTTCAGCAACATTATCTATTTCATTGTTAGATGAAATTTCTTTTGATTCAGTAAAGTAAGACTCTTTTATTGTGCTTACTTTTTTCTTAAAGTCATCAGCATTAGAATACTCGACTTCTTCAGCAAGTTTGTTGAATTTTTCTTTTTGTGTATCTGTTAATCCTTCAGATACTTCAGCAACGATATCCTGTTTTGTAAGGTCACCGTTTACTTTAGTTAGTTCAACATTCTTTTCGATTTGCTCGTTCAATTTCTTGTTAAGCTCATCAATTTGTGAAGCTTGATCTTCTAATACATCATATTTTTCGTCTGGAACATTTATGTAATGATCTTCAAATAATTTTTTTAGACCACCAATAAAGTCTTCAGCGATTTCGCCTTTTATTCCTCTTTCAATAGCGATTTCGTTTTGTTTCATCCACTCTTCTACAACGTAGTTTAAGTATGAATCAACTTTTTCAACGATTTCAACTTTTGAGGCTTCAACTGATTCTTTAAGTTTTTCTGAATAGTCTGCTTCCATTTTTTCTTTAGCTTCTGCAATACGTGATTTTACAGCAGCGCCAAAGATAGTAGCAGCTTTTTCTTTAAACTCTTCAGTTAAATTTTCATCACCGATTAAAGCTTTAACATCTTCAGAGATGTCAAGTTCTTCTTCTTTCGGCTCAACTTCTTCCGCTTTAGTGCCTGGAACAGCAACTTTAGTAACACCAGCTTCTGTGTCTGGTTGTCCACTAGCATCGCCATCGTTAGCTTTTGCATTTACAGCGTCGGAAACTTTTTTATTCTTTTTAGTAGCATCTGGATTGCTGTCAGTCGGTTTAGTGACCGCTGGACCTAAATCTTCCGCCTCGTTAGACAAATGAGAAGGTTCAGCTGCTACAGCATTCTTTTTTGGAGCGTCAGCGTCTGGATTAGCAGTAGCTTCCACTACAGCTTCGTTCTCAACAACTTCTTGCTCTACTACTTTATTTTCTTGTTCTGTAGCCATTTGAGATTACTCCTTTATAGTTTTAATTCGAATTAAAAATATCTCTCTTTTTACTAGATATTTATAATATCCTTAACTTTGAAATTATAGTTTTTTTAGAAAATCCTCAAAAACTTTAGCTTTTTTCTCAGCCATTTCGTGTTTTTTTGTTCTAATCAACTCTTGTTTCCAAGAATCTACATCTTGTTCGATTAGAACGCCATTATTCCATACCCATTCTTTGCCTTCCATTATGCCTTCTACGAAAGCATCTGGAGCTGAAGGATCTGCAACAATGTCGGCAGCTGTAGCTAAATAGAAATCTCTTCCTACGTAGTTTGAACCACCTCTTTGCTCTAATGAACCCATACCACGTGATGAAACACCTAACTTGGCGCCCTCATCAATAAGACTTTTTACAATCTTACCGTATGGTGTGTCCATTATTTTTGCCTCACCAATAAAATTTTTACCTTCAGGATAAAGTTTCTTAATCATATGTGAAACTCTTTCCAAATTAACAGTTGGTCCGTCAGGATGTCCTAACTCACCGAATGCTCTACTTTTATTGATAAATTCTGCGTTATATCTTTTAACTTCTTTAGCTAAAACCTCTGTAGGATAAATTCTACCATTTCTATTTTTAATCTCAGACTGTAGAAATATTCCTTTAATCTTGTATTCTTTCTTACCGTTGTTTTCTTCAACTAGGTAAGTAGCATCATTGATTTCTTCTCTAATTAGTTTCATAGATTCTCTCTCTTAGTTACTATTTATAAATTATCTAAACTCCACAACGATTGTATAGTTATCGCCGTTAGCAAAATTTTTAGTTGATAGTAATACGTCACCTGTTGGTGTTGTTGCATTGTTAGGAATCTCATCACCACTAGTTCTAAAATCCCAATAACCATTTCCAGAAAGTAACAACGCTGTTGAATTAGTAGCACCGTCCCATATCAATTCTACAGCTGATTTGTTATTTGCTGTGTTAATCGAGTACCAAATTTTACTAATTTTACGATTACCGTCTTCGGTCATAAAAGTTAATTCAGAAGCATCAACTTTTTTAACTAAAGTTTCTCCCGTTCCATCTGATATGTTTGTTAGTTTTGTTACAAACTTAACACCAGATGTATCAGTTATCGTTTGTGTTGTTACAATGTCTGCCATTTATTACCAGTCTTTAAAGCCAGTTTTTTTAGTTAACTCGATTACTAAAGTGTAATCAGTAACATTAGCATCACTTGATAGTTTGATATCGCCTTCAGGTCCGCCTATTGCTTCTTCACCCTCTACGTTACCCCAACTACCATCGCCAGATACGTCAACTTTTTTAGTGTCGTCATTGCCAAAATAAACTGTTACTGTTCCTGAACCGTTAACTGTGTGTGTAATACTTTTAATTTCTAAGTAATGCTCTGAACTAAAAGCTGTTCCACCTAATGCTGTAGCTGAATCTATATCATTAGCTAAATCAGTTACAGATTGAGCAGTTTCACTACCGACACCAGTACAAGTTAGGATAGCTTTATCCTGATCGTCTGTTGTTCTTACTACTGTAATTGCCATTTTTCTTTTTCTCCTTTGTTATGATCTTGGTGATCCTACTGCACTTGCTTTTGAAGTAGCGCAAGTAATTTTATCACCAGGTGCTTTTTCTAAAATTATTGTTTCGCCTTGTGCTAAATAAAATTCACCAATAGCTCCATCATCAGCATCTACTATTGTACCTGTAGCTGCACTAGTAGCTGTAATTTTTACAAATTGAGCTCTGCCTATATTATTAGCACTTGGATTGTCAACGACATCTCCTTTTACTATAAATGTTGCCATCTGTTATACTCCTAATTGTTCTTTTACTTCGTTGTCAAAGTAATTTAAAATTTCTTGTTTATCAACACTATGAAAACGTGAAACATCATCTATTGCTTTATCCATATTTTCGATAATGTTTGTATCGTCTTCATCTATTATTTCAAATATATCTTTAACAACCTCTTTCATCACAGGCGTTAAATTATCATATGATTTTGATTCAACAAAATCGTAATTTTTAAATAACTTACTTACTGTCTGTTTCACTAGTTTCTGCCTCTGCTGAAACTGGTTCTGCTTGCATATCACTAGTATTTGTTACAGATCCATCCTGATTAAAAACACCTGGTTCTGCAACCTCGGGTTTATCATCACTTATAGGGTCTGCTTCAAATGATTGTTGAAACATATTACCAGCTATTTCTTTTCTCTGTACTTCTAAAGCGTCTCCGATTTTTGCTCTCAAAGCGTCTTTAAAATTTTCACCAGCGTCCGAGTTATTTCCATTAGCTAAATTATCAATAAAGTTTTTTATATGTTCACTCATTGTTCTTCTCCTCTTCTATTTATACTGAATTATCAGTATTTGGTGTTGAAATGATACCATCTTTGATTTCATTTTCAATCTGTTTATCAATATCTTCGATCTCTCTTTGATCTTGTTTTAAGATATTCTTTCTTACATACTCTACAGAATAGAATTTACCGATATAATCTCTCATATCATTTGCTAAAGCTAATCTTTCTTTTAACATCTCAGTTTCTTTTAATTCTGAAAAGTGTCCATCTTTAACAAAGTCGTATTGTAAATGACTAGAGATTGTACCCCAATCTTCTTCAGCGATTATACCTTTTAATATTAATTGAGTTTTTAACATATCATTAAAAATCTCAGTAAACTTTCTTCTTAATCTTTGAACAAACTTAGTAAATTTAAGTTCATCTCTTGTAATTTCCGCTTGTCTTCCTAAATTAAAACCAGATGTTGATTCCATTCTACTTACAGGAACATTTAATGATCTGTAAAGTTTCTTTTGAAAGTAATCAATATCTCCAGTTTCACCTAAGTTTTGACCACCAGGTAATGTAGAAATTTCTGTACCTCTACCACCTTCTCTTCGAGGTAACCAGTAATCTTCTAACATATTCATATAATTACGGTCATCTCTAATCTCACCTGTAGAAGCATCATAGACAAGTTTATTTCTATATCTTGTCATAACATCTCTTAAATATTGTTCAGCTTTTACTTTAGGTAAATTACCAACATCAATATAAAAAATTCTTCTTTCTGGTGCCCTTGCAATTCTGTATATTACAACAGCGTCTTCAATCATTCTTAATTGATTGACTGGTTTAATCGCCTTATGTAAATAAGACAAGACCATATTTTTATTTTGATCTACTAAACCAGAGTTAACATAAGAAATTGTATCAACAGCAATTCTAATACCTTGTGCATTAGTTCCTGTAATACCTTTTTCGTTGAATATATAATATTCGTTTGTTAAGTTTGCAATCTCAAATGATTGTGGATTTCTTTCTTTCTTAATCTCTCTTACTTTTTTAATTTTACGAGGATCAATGTATTTTAATTCAGTAATACCATTTTTAGGATTTTCTCTATCAATAATTTTTTGATAGTATATTCTACCGTCAACATACCATCTTCTAAAAATGTCGTGGCCTTTTGTATTGAATTGTAATAATCTTAAAATGAATTTAAACTCATCTTCGATTTTTCTTCTTACCTCAGGACCATAAGGTAATTTATTTAAATTCGGTTTAACAGGATCTTTAAAATCATCAACAACGATTGCTTCGTTGACAATATCTTCAATTGCTGTATCGCATTCCGGGTGTAAAGAAATTTCTCTATACCTTCGTATTAAGTCGGCTTCGTTCTTAGCCGTACCTTCCATATCCAAATATTGACCAAAGTATCCGCCAGCGGCAGCGACGGTGCTGGCACCGTCATCTGCTACTGGAATACTAAAGTTTTGTTTTGGATCTCCTTTAGGTTTTGCTCTTGTAATTTGAAAACCAAATAGTTCCGCCATAATCTATATCTCCTTGATACTAATACTTATCCAATTTTTTAAGTAGTAGTATTTGTTTCAAAGTATTGATAGCCAAACGTAATGTTAAACTGTTCAATAGCTGTTTGTTCGTCATACGATAAGTCAATTGTTCCAATCTCAGTTGGATATGCACCTCTTAAAGTGTAAGACTTAATTGTATTACCGTTTCTATCTAAGTGGTCAATAAATGCGTCCACTTGATAGTCAGCTGGGTTAGTTAAACCCTCATTGTCAGTCATATTATTGATGCCGTTTTGCCATCTTTCAAAAGCATTTCTTAGTTTGAAGTTTGAGTCATTGTAAACAGTGATTGACCAATCTGCAAATGTTCTATCACCTGCAATCTTAATTGATCTACCTCTAAACTTCACATCAACTGTACCCAGCGTCATAGCTGGAATAGTTGTTGATCTACATAAAAATGCTAGGTCTTCTATTTCTCCACCAACTTGTGCATAACCAGGAAAAGGCATTACTACCTTAAACTGGTTAGCTCTAGCGCCACCGCCAGCAAGTTTAGCTTTGAAGTCATTAATGTTTGCCATTTTTTATTCTCCTCTACTATTAACCTGCGACTTCTTCAAAAGAAACGCCAGTTCTTGTTGCTACGAATTGTAAAGTGATAAAGTTAATTGATCTTGCTGGTTTCACAAAGATTTCAGCAACAAACTCATTTCTATCAATTACATCGCCTGTATTGTTAGTTTCATCACATACTACTAAAAAGTCTGTGATACCTCTTCGACCTTGTACTTCTCTTAGGAAAGGTTCTACAATGTTTCTAAAGTTTGCTCTTGTAAATTCATCATTGAACTCAAACAATTGAAACTTAGAAGCAGTTGATATTGCCTTCTCTAAAGTAATAAACAATCTTCTTACGTTGATTCTATCAAAAGCACTTGGAGCAGATAATCCGGTTTTGTCACCGAATAAAACAGTACCTTGTCCTGGGAAAGTACACACAGGATTGATTCTGTTTCTGTATAGGTCATCTCTTTGAGTTTTGTTAGGGTTGTATGCTAACTTAACTGCACCTCTAACGTTACCTCTATTGAAACCTGCTGGTGAATACCAACTGTCTGCAATAAGGTCCGTTCTAGCTGCTAGACCTGCCATATCTCCATTCAAAGGTACATATCTGTAAACATCAGCATATCTGTCATACTGATATTTGTAACCACTATCGAACACTACGTAAGATGATGATTGTATGCTTGAATAGAAATCAAGTACATTTAAAGTTTGTGTATTTGCGTCTGCAACATTCACAACGTCTGATCTTTCTGGTGATACGAAAGCAACACTATCTTTTCTATCTTCAGCGATAGAGATAACATTACCTACGTGAGTAGCATCACCTGAACCAGCAACAAATAATCCCACATCAACTGTTTCAGCATCTTGGAATTTCTCGTATGCTGTTTTCTTTTGACCAGTTGTTACAGTAGAACCGTCTGAACCATTTGTTAATGATTCGTCTGTTGGTGTATCAACAGCAGTGTAAGTTGTACCTGCAGCTGCATTACCCCAATTTGTTCCTG